TTTCTTCTTATTTGATCTGGTGCTGCGTCAGATACTGGCGGCCCTGGTGTTATAATACCAAATACTGTGCTTGGCGATTCTCTTCTAGCACTAGTACTGGTAACACCACGCTGTCTATCATTAATTAGCCCTTGATTACTTACACCTCTAAATTTTGTCTTCTCGTATGGCCTTGTTGCTTGGTCTGGATTAGTAATTGATTTGTCCCATTTATTATATTCTGCAACAGGTACAAATTTATCCTTATATTGATAATTATTCTCACTTGATGAGACACTAGGCACCATGTTGTTCATAAACTGATTATATAAACACCCTATCCATATGGGCCTACCAACGTCTCCATTTATGAACATTATTAACACTTCATTGTTTATATCTGGTGGTATCATCCAAAACCCATATGAAGTTTGTGTTTTATTAAAATCTTGTAAATTAGTTTCACTTGCCGTGTCTATATTTGTCGCACCGGCAAAAGGAGAACAATAACTAGCTGTTACCCATCCATGTGGGTCTTCGGGGCTAGATGCGAGTTCTGGTATCCAAACTCGCAATCTACCGTTTTTTTGAACATCTTTCGCATCTTTTACAAAGCCGACATATACACCAAAATACTTATTTAATCTACCAATTGGTAGCTGCTGATCTGATTTGGACGGTTTTGATGTCCTGGTGTGAGTATTCATATAAGACATCTTTAGCCCCCTCTACCAAAAATATTACCATTATATGGTGGTATATTAGAACTGTCATCCATCTCATAATTATCTAAGTATGGTAATTCATCAGTAAATCCAGTTTCTAATATGTCATTAGATTTTATACGCTGCTGTTTTATAGATTCAGGTTGTATAGTGGAATTATTTACAGAAGCAACTGAAGCATTATTTGTCTGTAAACTTCTTTCTATTTGCTGTAAAAATTCAGGCAAATCACGTAAATTTATCATTGGGTCTAAATTGCAACTTAATTCTTGAGTAAACATACCATTTTCAAACCTACTTACCACTTCTATTACTCTGTAAACACCACTAAATGTTTCTATTTCTGTATAAGGATCTACGGTATCGGGCAAATTTTCATAAATTCGTGGCGCGCGAAGTCTCAGTACAATAAAATTATCAGTACCATATACATTTAGAATATCACCATTATTCAATATGTGTTCACTTTTTATCATTTTAATGGCATCTTGTGGAGCTAGTGTCGATTTATACGTTAATGATGTTATGCCAGCTTGAATTGGCTTTGGGTATAACCAAAATGGATCGCCCTTAATAGTTAACTTTATCATTTGAAGGCTTGCGTCTAGTGTAGAATACAAAGCGGTTGAAAATACACTAGCCAATCGTGCTCTACCAGCATTTGCGTCTGGATCTATGTTGTTGGACGCATTTACTTCTTGGTTAGTTTCTCTAAATGGTATTGGGCGCAATTTTCCTTTTCTATTAGCAATCGCTTTCTCATACGCCTGCCTAGCTGCGGGAGTATTTATTTGTACATCTGATATAAATCTAGGTACTATATTACTATCTGTAGATGCAGATTTTGCCAATGATAATGAAGTACTATATTCTCTGTTCAAATTTCCCGCAGTATTTATACCACCAGTGCGTTGTATTTCTTGTGTAAATGCGCGTCTTGATGTCGGTCTTGCATTATTAAGTAATATGGTATATCTTTGTTTGTCTTCATCTGGTAAGGTTGACTGTTGTAATGCTAATCTTGCAGTTTCTACTCGTTCTCGAATTTGCTTTTCATCTTTTGCGTTATTTACAAACTGTATTGTTTTTCTAATTTGTTCGGCTACTTTTTTTTCATTTTCTGGATTTCTTTGCGCAACTATACCAGTTGTCTGAGTATTACTATCAATGTAAATACCACTAAATCTTGATAATGCTGCTGCAAATGAAAAGTTAAGGTTTAGGTCAAAATTTATTATTTGGTCATTTAAACCAGTAAAAATATAGTTATAAATCTTGTTAAGTATCTTTTTCTCTAAATATTCATTAACACGTTTTACTGTTGCAGTTCTAGTATCAACAGTCTGGCCTGTCTGTGCAGCTATAACATCTATTGCACCAATGTCATACTCAACAATATAAACAGTTATCTCAACTGCATTATCTTGCCTCAAAGGATCAAACGCTATAGGTTTAGTTTCAGTAACTACTCTCCATAGCTTTTTCATTTGATTCTGTACTGTATTTGCAGTACCTGGAGTGGAAGATGGCGTAGTAGATCCTTGAATTTTTTCTTGGAAATATTTAGTACTCATTAGCAGTGAGTCAACTATCTTATCAATACCAGTTCCGGTATTAAATGTAGCCATTTTTTGATTTAAATTTATAAAATCAGAATTTCTTCTTGTAGCTGTATTAAACTCTGGGGACACTAATTGTATATTTTTTAATTTATCATCTACAATTATTTTATATGTGTCAGGTATACTATAGTTATCCATTAGTTTTTCATATTGATCTACATTTAACTTATCCTCAAGTAAATCCATTGCTTTTTCAAATGTAGTTAATCCATCCAAAGTTACACTATGCTGAACTGAAAAATAAGGGTTTGTTTGTGCCAATTCATTATAAAATATCGCTTCGAATGAGTACTTTGTTCCGGTTTCATTAACATTTGCTTTACAGTTTGATATTTTTATTGGCCAGACCCATTTAAGATCGGCTAATGGCCCACCAATCCCTGAATTTACTGTGTTACTATCTTCTGGTGTTCTACCTCTAAATTCTAATTGTAAAAAACATGGCATGACAAACCAGTTTCCCATACCAAGTGCGGTCGCTTCATAGAACATTTTATCAAGTAATTCTGCACTGCCGGGCTCAAATATTTCAAACTTTAAAGTAGTTTGTGTACCTGTGCCTGCTTGTATTGAAGGCACTGCAACACCATTTATTTCTATTCTATCAATTGTTAAATCAGATACGCCACTTTCTACTATGACAGTTTGTTGATTATAATTTAGTACTTTTCCACTGGTCGCAGCACTTAAAGGCGTTATAAATAGTTTCCAATGATATGTATATACATCATATGAATCTAATACATTGGGTTTAAAATTTATATTAAAAACTTCTGATGCATTCTGTGTTGTATTTTTTGTATCATGACCAAATAACATATCATTCTTTGGTTCATTATTATTCGGGTTTGCAGATGCAGTACTAAAAGTTTTTGGCCCAGGATTTATAGAAATCGTGGTTGGTATTGCAACGGTAGACGGTTTAGCAGATAACTCAGCAAAAGACGGAGATGCTGAGTTCGACATAAAAGTTTTTTCAGGCATTATTGTTTTAATATGTTAATAGGTATATAAATTTGTAAACCAGCAACAAAATCATCTATTGGATCTTCAATTAAATCTGGGTTTCTCAATGCAAATACCCACCACAATCTAGGAGTACCATATTGCTGCTGACTTAATAAATCTGGTCGTTGGTCAAACTCAGGCGGTATTATAAATAATTCATCATAATCAAACTTGGGAACATTCACTGGCGTCCATAAGTCAAGATACCAATCTTTTATTGGAGTTTGATAATATTGACTAGAAGTTTTAGAATTTTGTGCCATTTAAATATAACCTTTATTCAGCAATTTGCCTTGTCTGAATTCATCTAAATTAAATTCATTTCTCACCTTAATAGGTATATACTGTGTATCCATAGTAATATCTATTTTCAGGTGTGTAGGTACATATGACCATCCACTCATATTACTTGGTGGTAAATTCACCTCAACACCATCAGCATTTGTAAGTCTAGATGTATTAACTGGAACATAATCAATATCTGCTGGAAAGTTAAAATTCACTTCTTTTATAATAACTGGTACATTATTGTATTGATATTCACCTAAGTAATTAAATAATAAAACTGGGGGTGGAGTTCCTGCCTTTTGATATGGATTTATACCAAAATATGATTTAGTAACAGACTTGAAGAAATACAGTACAGCTAATACATACAATGCCTCTGCATTTGACTGTGCAGTAAATTCAGCAGACAAACTAATAGGCTTTGGATATGAACGACTGTATGAATTAAAACCATAAATTGAATGCACAAATGGCGGCGTTTGATATTCTGCAACATACCCACCAGACACTGATGGTGTATAAGGAAATAATACACCATTAGTTGACCATAATGGAAATAGTATATTATCCGTACTAGATGGGCCTAATATAGCCTGTCTACCGGCGTCTGACTTTGCTTGCAATCTAGCTCTATAATCAATTTGTGGCATTTATGTCCCTCAACTTTTACTATTTATCATACATGTTTAAGTATAGTTTTAATTAAATATTGACTTTTTAATGATAATAATATATAATGTTACAATAACAATATTTGGAGAAATCCTAAAATGGATGAAAATCAAGAAGATATAGATAATATTGAAGATGATTTAATATTAATAGACCCAACAAAAAGAATAAACTATCTTAATAATAAAGATATGCTTAAGGAAATTTACAAAAGTAAACTTTCTTATTGTGAATTTATAGAACCTAAATATCAAGACTATGATATTATTGTTGAAAATCTAGAAGACATTTTTAATTTAGATATCATAGAGCAGGCAAAGGCTAACAAATGCACAAAGTTAGCTACTATTTCGCTAGAAGCTGCTTTAGTTGATCCATCAAGGCCAAGATCACCTAAACCAAAACTTCACGAATTTAAGGTTGATGCTGATACAATTTCTATAGATGAATTAGTATTTAGAGTTCTTACTTTTGAGCATATACCACATGCCCCTGGTAGAAAAAAGAATCCAAAATCAATAGCTGACTTACATACAAAATTAAACTTTTATCCATTTAAGCACTATATAATTAAAGATGGTAAGGCTGTAGAAGTTGGTAGATCTCATAGCAAAAAAGGTAAATTTAGCGTAGCTCACGGATCAATAACAAATAAGCTAGCAAAAATGTTTTTGCTACTGGTCAATAAGTATGCACAAAGAAGTAATTGGCGGGGTTATAGTTATATAGATGAAATGAAGGGTCAGGCCATTCTACAGCTTGCAAGTATGGGACTACAGTTTGATGAAAATAAATCAGATAATCCATTTGCATATTATACGTCAATAATATCTACCAGTTTTACACGTGTTTTAAATAGTGAAAAGAAAACACAAGATTTACGCGATGATTTACTAGTAGGACTTGGTGCAGTGCCAAGTATGTCTAGACAAATAGCAGTTGAAGATGAAATAAGAAAGCTAAGAGAAAATGCCAGATATGACAACGACCCACCTTTTTGATAAAGCCATAGTGTTCTCAGATATTCATTTTGGATTAAAGCATAACTCTGAAGAGCATAATCAAGATTGTTTAGATTTTATTGATTGGACTATCAACGAAGCAAAATCTAGAAATATAGAAACATGTATGTGCCTTGGTGATTGGCATCATCATAGGTCAAATGTTAATTTGGTAACACTTGATTACACAATGAAAGCATTAAAAAAACTAAATGATGCTTTTAAACAAGTTTATATATTAGTTGGCAACCACGATATGTATTACCGTGAAAAACGTGATGTACATTCTATGATAGTTGCATCAGAATTCAAAAATATAAAACTTATAGAAGATATTGTAATTCAGCAAGATGTTGCATTTATACCATGGTTAGTTGGTGATGAATGGACTACTATATCTAGTATAAAAAGCAAATATATATTTGGTCATCTTGAACTACCTGGATTTAAGATGAATGCAAATGTAGAAATGCCCGATCATGGTAAATTAAACCCAAAACATTTTACCCACCAAGATTATATCTTTTCTGGCCATTTTCATATGCGTCAACAAAAGGGTAAAATACATTATATTGGTAATCCATTTGGGCATAATTATGCCGATGCTTGGGACTTCGAACGTGGTGCAATGGTATTAGAATGGGACAGTGAACCAGAATATCTATGCTATGATGGTCCCCGATTCATAACAATAATGTTATCAACATTGATAGATGACCCAGATACATATTTAAAACCAAAAAGCCATGTCCAAGTTATATTAGATTTAGAGATGTCATATGAGGATGCGGCCACCATAAGAGAAACATTCATGGAACAATACAATATAAGAGAGCTTAAACTAATCAGGAAAGACACAAACGAATTAAAACAAGAATCTACTGAAAAAATAGTTTGCAAAACTGTTGACCAATCCGTGATAGAAAAGATATCAACTATAGAAAGTGATAAGTTCGATATAAATCGCTTAATAGAAATGTATAACCAATTATAAAATGATTAAATTACAAACACTTAAAATTAAAAACTTTATGAGCATAGGAAATGTTGCTCAGATAGTAAATTTTGATAAAAAAGATTTAGTACTTGTTTTAGGTGAAAACCTAGACTTAGGAGGCAACGATAATAAAAATGGTGTTGGTAAATCTAGTATATTAAATGCACTTAGTTTTGTTCTATATGGATGGTCACTTTCAAGTATTAAAAAAGATAACCTTATAAACAAAAGTAATAAAAAGTCTATGTTAGTTACATTATCATTCGAAGTTGATGGTGTATCCTACATGATAGAACGTGGAAGAAAGCCGGGAATTTTCAAATTTATTAAAGATGGTAAAGAATCCGAATTTACGTCTTCAGATGAAGGCGAGACTAACGAATCACAAGGAGAAAATAAACATACCCAAGAAGCCATAGAACGCTTATTAGGCATGTCGTATGAAATGTTTAGACATGTTGTTGGTCTAAATACATATGTAAGGCCATTTTTAACATTAGGTGCTGCTGAGCAACGTTCGTTGATTGAAGAACTATTTGGCATAACAAAACTTTCAGAAAAAGCTGATGTTCTCAAAGAGCAAATAAAGTTAATAAAAGAACAGATAAAAGAAGAAGAAATAAAAATAACAGCTATACAAGAAGCTAATAAAAAGATTGAGACTAATATAAAGTCGTTAGAAGTAAAATCTTCTACCTGGGAGAAAGCTAAAAGCGACAAGATTGAATCCCTTCAAAAGTCTATTGTGTCATTGATGAATCTTGATATAGATACTGAACTTAAAAACCATGCCGCAAAAAAAGAATGGATTGCATTGAATAATGAATATAAATCTGTTAAAAAAGAACTAGATGCTATTACAAAAGAAGTTTCTACTTTGAAGATTAATTTAGATAAAATGACTAAATTGGTCAAAACTAGCAATACAAAAACATGCCCAGTATGTAGCCAGGAAATGGATAAGCATACTCATAAAAAAGTCCATGATGAATATGAATCTCAGCTTAAAGATATCACCGATACCCTGGCTACTAAATTAACAGAACGTGATACTCTTAAAGAATTAGTAGATTCTGTAAATCAATCAATATCAGAAATGCCAACCACATTCTATGAAACTGTTGAAGATGCATATAATCATAAGGCAACACTAGATAATTTAGCAGATAAGCTATCTAATGAACTTGAGTCTACTAATCCATACATATACCAAATACAATCGTTAAAAAACGATGCAATACAAGAAATAAACTATGATAACATAAATCAAATGGTTATTACACGTGATCATCAAGAATTTCTATTTAAATTATTAACTAATAAAGATAGTTTCATTAGAAAAGATATAATTAAAGAAAACTTAGTTTTCTTAAATCAAAGATTGACACACTATCTACGTGAGATTGGATTACCACACACAGTTAGATTTATGCCAGATTTAGATGTACATATATCTAATTTTGGTGAAGAATTTGATTTTGATAATTTAAGCTTAGGTGAAAGATGTAGATTAACATTTTCGTTATCTCTAGCTTTTAGAGATGTAAGTGAAGAAACTAATCAAAAAATTAATTTACTCTTTATTGACGAAGTAACTGATCAAGGGTTTGATGCATCTGGCACTGATAATGTACTAAAAATATTAAAGAACATGTCTAGGGATAGTAATAGAAATGTTATAGTTATATCACACAAAGAAGAATATATACCACGAGTAGTTAACGTTCTTAGAGTCACAAAAGAGAATAGATTTACAACTATAGAAGAAGAATTTAACTAATAATTTTACTTTCAAAAAAGTACTCATCCGCCAGAGATAGTATATCGGCAAGTCTATAGCAATAGTACTGCTTATATACTAAAATCTCTGGCATTTTTATTTGTGAATCTACGAATACAAATTCTGGTACATTATTATATTTTATAATAAGTAATGGTTTTTTATTTGCATTGATTGCATCTTGGGTTGCTTGCCAAAGCCATTCATCCCATTGTTTTACTTCACTAGAAATGATAGAGATAAATGTCGGTGGTGTTTTGTAATGTTTACATTCAACTGTAAATAAAAAAGATTTAGGGCATATTATATCACCAAAAAATGAATTATCAGTGTCATATTCATTAATGCGATTCATATTTTTTCCACCGAAGAATGAACCGCTATCTCCATTTCGTTTAAACCCCTTTGGTATTCCTAGATAATTACTAAATCTATCTGACAATACATTTGCAATCTTTCTCTCAAATGTGTTCCCTTTATTTTTCCCATTTACTCTTTTAGTCATAATTCATATCCATATTAATTATAATATTTATAGCCATTAGTATATAAATAAAATAAATTATGTGAGGCATGAATATGTATCCAGAAGAATTTGAAAAGGCATTAACACATGCGATGTTATATGAGGTCGGTGGTAACTTTAAATTGACACCAGAGGTACTTGACGGGCTTATAGAGACACGCTCACAGCGCATTGCGGTAGGATACGTCAACCACCCAAATGATCCTGGCGGTGAGACTAAATTTGGAATAGCAAAAAGAGCAAATCCAAATGAAGATATTACTAATCTAAAGTGGCATAGAGCAAAAGAAATATATTATCAGGAGTATTGGTTAGCTGGTTCCTGTGATAAGATTACATCTAAAAGAATACGTATAATACATTTTGATGGATGTGTAAACCATGGTGTATCACGCGCATGCAAATTTCTACAACGCGCAGTTGGTGTTATTGATGATGGCGTAATAGGGCCAAAGTCATTAACGGCAATTAATTCAGCAAATGATATTGAAGTATGTAAGAAAATATCTGAAATGAGAATTGAGTTCTATAAAAATATCGTACAGAGAGACATTTCTCAACGCATATTTTTAAACGGCTGGTTGCGAAGGATAACAGAAATCACAAATTATGTTATAAAATAACAACATAATTTTTAATTGAAAGTATTCAAAAATCTTTATAAAAATACTTGACAATATTATAAAAATATAATAGAATTATATTATGTGCACGGTATGTCGCGTACCCGGCACAATAAAGCATAGCGCGATCTATTATATAAGAACCCGGGGCAACGACGGGAGTGGGTAGTACCCATGGTCTTACAGAAACTGTCTAGTAAAACCGAAAGGTCAGGTATTCATTTACCTGTTAGACTTGGGAGTAGACAAGCCAGACATTTGATATTGTGGGTTGTTGTTCAGTGCATCGTTGAGGTGGGTCTGCCGCCTTGCCGCTTGAGACTGTACAGGTTGTGCTGTGCCGTCAGATCTGTGGCGCACCGAGACACATAACGGTAAGATGTGTCTGCGTAGGAACATGGTATGGACATGTTGGGAAACATGGCTGTATTGTCTATTGCCAAAAAATGAAGATCCTGCTCTGGTATGAAAAAGTTCGATGAGACACCAACAGGGGCACACGCCTGAGTTTGTAAGTTACGGGGGTACTCGAAAGAGTTTAGAAGTGTGTTGCGGCAGTCCCGAAAGGGATGAGATACGACGTAGCTAGGAAGACGCTGCCCGCCTACTGTGTAGATCAGTTCCAGATTGTACAGGTCGATGTAAGCACCTATAGGGTTTGAAAGGAAAACAACTCTCGGGTAATGTTAATTTTTATATTTCATAGAGTAATAATTATATTCTATATTTGTAAATTAATATTTTTTTATCTCGCCGCAAGGCGAGATCTATGAATACAACGGGTAATAAGGAAGTATATATATATCTATAACATGATGTAATAGATAATGTATTAAATAATATTATGTATTAAATTATATATGTATTAATAAATGAATTAGTTCGAAGGAAAAAGGAGCGTAGTTTACGTAGCGACGACTTCCTGAAGAACTCTGTCTGTAGGTCAGAATGACCGTAAGACAGTAGAATAGATATCAAATAGATATATGAATAATGTTACTATATACATCAGTACATAATATATAGTACATATGGATAAATGGGTTACGAATTATGTAACCTGTAATATAAGACATAAGAAGTAGATTATGTATGTTCTACTTCTTGGGTGTCATTGTCTGTGTGACAAAGCACTAATGAAGATATCTGGTGTTTTTTATATATACGTGAAATTAATTTTTGTTCAATAGAATCGAATGTATTGCTATATGGGCGCAATGAACATCTGTATATATCTGTCCCATATGTTTTTATAGATATCACACCGGTAAATTTAGATAAGTTAAGTGATATAAATGCATTTATTCGTATTTCTATATCTCCATCAACATTTTCTATTGGTTTATTGGTATTTACATTTATATGCTTTAGATGTTTTATGTCACCGCGTATAATATATACATCTGTTATTGTACATTCTTTTTTTGGTATACTTGTAAATATATACCCTGGTTGCCGTATTATTGGTTGTACTGAATACATCTCCATTATTAGTTCTTTATCAGTTAGCTGATGTGTTTCAAATGGACTCCATTCTATATTTTGGCAATCTAGTAGTCGTGTAATGTCATAAACCCAACGATATTTTGGATATCTTACCCAGCAATCAATATCATCTTTTGGTATATCTATTTCTATTTTTTCTGTCTTTTTATTCATACTAAACCTATAGGTATTCTTTAGCGTTTGGATTCTTTTCTTTTTCTCTTTTGTTCACTATTTTAATAATAGCTTCTCTATCTTCAAATGATAGGCCCCAAGCATCGTTCCAAGTAATTCCACCCTTCATAAAATAACATATATCAGTTATTTGTTCCCTGATTGAATTTGATTCTTTCTCAAATGAATTTAATAGGTCACTTAATTGCTCAGGGTTCATGAATATCAGTGACCTTATGAAAAATTTATTGGATTTAACTCAATATCATTTTCCCATTCATGTGAGCAAGCTGAACACGTTGCAGTAAATGTTCTTTTAACACCTATATTGTTTATTTGTGTTATCACTTCTTGAATTTTATCAGTAGTTTCTTTTTCTGCATTACGTAAAAAATCAACTATAAATTCTTTTTCAGTAACATTTATATTGTTACTTTCATCTACGATTTTTATTACAGAGCCACATGTTAAATCAAATGTAAGTGCTGCTATTTGTTTAAATGAGTTAGATAGTATTTTTAGTCTATCTTCTTCTGATAGACTTTCACTTTGTATTGCTTTAGCAAATTTAGCCTGCTCAAATTGCATATGTAGACCGGATAGTACATCTTTATAACTATATGGTTTTAAGAATATACTTAACCCGTTGTCTAGATTAACTACATATTCTGACTCTAGATATTCCATGCCATTTAATGCTTGCATTAGATCTAATTTATAGTTATTAATATGATTACATTTTGGGCAGGCTATTTCATTTTCTAAGCTATCTTTAAACGTAATAGCACGAATAGCAGTAATAAGTGCATCAATATCATTATTAAGTAATACTTTTGTGTTTTTTATAGCAGGTACACAGCTTTGTATAATAGCACTTAGTGCTTCACCATTTAATAATGCATCTGGATTTTTTAATAACATCTCGTCTTGGCCAGTCATTGGCATGATACCAACTTCACCACTGTCATTAAAATCTATTGTCCCTGGTGGATAATAAGAAGTGCCACTTGGTAGACGTAAATACATTTTTACTTGTCTGTAGTACTGCTTAAGTGGATTATTTCTTTGAGTATCCATGTTATTTCCTTTTAATATATTTGATAAATAGATATAAATTAACTAATACATATTTATCTAGTAAAAAAATGATGGTAAATTATCTTTAGTTTTCGGATTTAAAATTAAATGGCTGATAACAACGTACATATTACTAGTATTGATTCTGGCTTACCCGAGTGGGCAAATGAAGCTACACTAAAGAAAATAGAAGCTATACTTAATAAGTCATTTGGTGTTCAAAATAAAATGTTAGCTCAGCTATTAAAAACTGCAGGAGCCAAAGCATTAACGCCGGAAGAAATAAAAAAGTTAAATGGTGAACTAAAAGATTTAAAAGATAATTCTAAAGAATTATCAGATAATAAAGTAATAGAAATAGATCTAAGTAAAAAAGGACAGGCACAGCAAAGATCTTGGATTTTATGGTCAACTCAACTAATTACAGTTAGTAATAAGTTATATGATGTCATGAATCAAAACATGATGGCATTTGACAAATTATACTCGTCAGGAGTTAATGTAGTTGGTGGATTTGAAAATGTTACTGATGGATTTCAGGCATTACAAAGATTGTCGTTAGAAACCGGTGTTAGATATACTGAGCTATCTGCGACTATACAAAAATTTTCTAGTGCTATAAATGTATTTGGATTAGGAAGATTTTCTAAGGCGTTAGCTAATAGTTCTGCTGATTTGAGAAAATATGGATTTAGTACAAAAGAAGCTGGTGAATTATTAGGGCAATATTTAGAAGTTCAACGTAGTTATAATGGAACTGCAGTAAAATCCCAAGAAGAAGTAACACAAAGTGTGATTGGGTTTGGTAAAAGAATGACATCAGTGTCAATGGCCACTGGTATGGCTAGAGAAGCATTGATGCAACAAATAGATGCACTATCAAAATCGTCTGAGGCGCTTATTCTAAATGCAACTATGGGCAGTGATGCCACACAATCAACACTTGAATTTGTTTCTGGATTTAAAGATCAAAATGTAGGACAGGCATTTTTAAGAATGATGTCTGATTCTATAAAACCATTAAACGCTACTTTTATGAATTTCCAAAAGCTTGGATTTGGGGGATTTGGTCAACAGCTTATTACATTTACTAATTCTTTAAAAAATGTAAATGCAACTGAAGCAATGAAGAGAACTGCCGATTTTGTGAAAAATAATCAAGCTGCATTAGATATGATGACAAGGCAGGCTAATTTGTTGCGTCAAGCAGGTATGCAAGCAGAAGCTGATGCAGTATTATCTATGATAGGTGGGTTAAAACGTCAGGCAGCATCTTTTAATGAAATGAGTGAAGAAGAATTAAAGAAGATGGAAATGACTTCTGATGCTTCTAAAGAGTTCCAAAATGCTATGGAAAAATTAAAATCATCATTACAAGTTTTGTTTGCCCCATTTGTGCAGGCATTAACAATTGCTGCTAATGTAGTTGAAAAAGTAGCTACAGCATTTGTTAAAATAGAAGAATCAATGCCTGGGCTTTCTAGAACTATTGGTGCATTAATAGTTGGCCTTGGTGGATTAGCAACTGCAGTAGTTGCAGCTAAAGGTGTAATGAAAGCCACTTCTATTTTAACTGGTGGATTTGGTGGTGGAGGTAAAGCTGTTGCTGGCGGTGGGCTTGGTGGAATTGGCGGTGCTGCTGGTGGTGATAAAGGCGGTGGAATGTTTGGTGCTATTCGTGGATTAGCCGCATTAGGCGGGCCATTAGCACCTAAGATACTATTAGGTGCCACTGTACTATCTGGTGTTATTGCAATATTAGGTTTAGGATTTGCCGCAGCGGCATTTACAATAGGCAAAGCATTACCAAGCATGGCCGAAGGGTTAACAAGCTTTTCACAAATAGATGGTAAAAATTTAGCATTAGTTGGTACAGGTTTATTAGGACTATCTACGGGGTTAGCTGCATTTACTGCAACGATGGTAGCAGCATCTGCTGGTAATATATTCACATCATTGGTAAATGGTATAACTACTTTATTTGGTGGTAGCACTATAATGTCTAAAATGACTGAATTTGCTAATATAGGACCAGGATTAAAACTTGCTGGTGATGGTCTAATGAATATAGCCAATGGTATCAATAGTATTGATTTAACTAAGGCAGAATCATTATCTAAAATATTACCTAAAATATCATCATCTGGTCTTACGGCAGCTTCTATGGGATCAATAAAAAGCTCAACCATAGATAGTCCATCTACAGTATCATCGGTTAGTACATCTACAAAACAGGCAGAGCGACCAGAAACATATACAGCTGGTGGTCCTGGCAAAAAAGAAGTTGCTGGTGAGAGTGGAATTAATACTTTATTAACTACTCAAAATGGTTTGATTGAAAGACTATTAGGTAGTAGCAATGATTTAATATCTGTTAATAGAGAAATCTTAAAATATGTTAAATTACAAGCATGAATTTAAAATGCAAACGATCTAAATGTAATAATTTCATATTATCTGGTAAAAGAACTAGATACTGTTCAGATTATTGTAAAAAACAGAAATTATTTGACAATCAACCTACATGTAATGCATCTGGGTGTAATTTATTAGTACCACGTGGTAGTGACGGGCGTTGGCGACAATATTGTTCAGTCGAATGCAAACATTCTGTTGTTTTAAAACAACAGGCTATTACTAGAAATAACACTTGGGCAACTAAAAGTAAAAAAGAAGAAATATTAAAAAAATATAAAAATACTACTATGAAAAACTATGGTGTTGAACATCATATGCAACTCGATAGTGTTAAACAGAAAAAAATACAATTAAATCTTATTAAATATGGAACATCTCATCATTTACAATCATCTGATATAATACAAAAACGTATAGATACTTGTATAGAGAAATATGGAATGCGGGGTGCGCCTAATCCAAAAGTATCTAATGATATTGCGGAAAAATTAAATAATAAAGAATTCTTAGAAAATGAACATAAAAGTAAATCAATAAAACAAATAGCCAAAGAGATTGGTGTTAAATCATGTTGGGTATATAGAAAGTTTTCACAGCATGGTTTAACTTGTCATGGTCAAGATTTTGTTGAATATAGCTCATTTGAAAATGAGGTAAAAACATATCTATTAGAACATAATGTTATTTTTTCTGCTAATAACCGTACTATAATATCACCATCTGAGTTAGATATATATATTCCAGAAAAACACATTGCTATTGAATGTAATGGGTCTTTTTGGCATTCAGAATTTAATGGTAAAAATAGTGAATATCACTTAACTAAAACATTATTATGTGAAAAACTCGGTATACAATTAATACACATATGGGAACATGATTGGAATTTTAAAAATTATATAGTTAAAAATATATTAAAAGGTTATTTAAAGATATATAAAAATAATTTTCATATATATGAAATATCATATATTTCAAAAAATGAACAAAAATATTTTTTAAATAATAATCATTTATATGGATTTGAGGAATCATCTTACGCAATTGGCATATATGTTGATAAACTTGTATCTTTAATGTCATTTAATGATATCGGTGATGGAAATTATCAGTTAGTTAGATTTTCAAATGATAATGAATTTTCTACACACGATTCATTTAATAAACTTTTACAATTCTTTATTAAAGATAAAAACCCAAATAGTATTATTGTAAATTGCGACAATATGATAGAATCTATTAAATTCTATGAAAGTTATGGATTTAATCGTATTAGCTACATACAACCAACCTGTTACTATACTAAAAATTATAAAAAATTTATTAATGGTAAAGTATTTGAAAATATGAATATTGATGATAAAAATAAATATGATCGAATATGGGATTCTGGTACTACCGTTTTAAAACTGATAAATAGCCAAAAGGGCATATAAATGACTTGGAAAAAATTCTTTAAACCAGTAAATTCTGTTTTACCAGCGTCACAACGTTCGGTTGATGCTACTTCTGCATATGCAGTTACTTCTAAGTATAATAATTGGTTACCAGAAGTATATTCTGGTCCCCCAGATAGGCTACAAAGATACTCCGTATATGAACAAATGAATTTTGATCACGAGATAAGCGCCTCATTAGATACGATGGCAGACTTTGGTACAGAGTTAGACGATGTTACTAAATTGCCGTTTGTAGTAAAGTATAATGATGATCCAACACAATCTGAAGTGCAGATTATAGAAAAGACATTATCTCAGTGGGTTAGGTTGAATAAACTTAGTAAGAGAATATGGAGAATGTTTAGATCTACTTTAGTTTATGGAGATC